GATCTAAATGCTCAGAGGTATCTTAAGATGGTTAATGAGTACTGCAAGTTTAAGGGGTATCACTTCGACAAGGGGAGAAGTGCAGTAGGTAGATGGTTTAAAATAACTAAATTATGAACAAACAAAACAAACAGAGACTACATGAGCTCGAAGAGAAGTACATGAGCTACAGGTACCCATCAGCACCAGGGCACATCATACCATTCACTAAGTACTCAGATGCTACAGCTAATGGTTTAACTAGATGCATCACTGACTTCCTTAACCATTCTAAGCATCAAGCTGAAAGGATAAATACAATGGGTGTATTTAGGCAGTCATATAGAACTGATGGCACTAAGACTGCAGGGCAGTGGACAAAGGGCACAGGTACTCCAGGATCTGCAGATATCTCTGCTACTATTTATGGTAGATCTGTAAAGATAGAAGTTAAGATTGGTAAGGATAAGCAGAGTGTAGTACAGAAGCAATACCAATTAATGATAGAAGCTGCAGGAGGTATATATATTATCTCTAAGACCTTTGATGATTTTATTGAGTGGTATGATATCTTTAGCCAAAACTACCAAATTTAACCACCTTTGGCGAAGTATAATAAATAATTTCAGAGAATTTTGTTAAAATAGAATAATAATTACTATATTTGTAAACAATTAATAAACTAACCAATGGAAAAAACAACAACTAAGGCTGTAAAGCCTCAGGAGGTTGAGCAGCAGCCTGCTCCCTTCTATGTAAGGCTTCACAAAGCTAAACAACTAATCGGTAAAGTACATAAGAATGCTACTAACCCCCATTTTAAGAAATCATATGCAGATATCAATAGTATCCTAGAGACTGTTGAGCCTATCCTATTACAGCATGATCTGTTATTACTACAGCCTATAGATGGTGGTAGTGTATGCACTCAGATAGTTTGTATCTACACTGGCTTTAGTATCTCTAGCTGTATGGCAATGGATTTAACCCTCAATGCACAGCAGCAGGGGAGCCAAATTTCTTACTTTCGTAGGTACACCATCCAAGCTCTGCTCACTCTTCAGGCAACTGATGATGATGGCCACATAGCTACAACTGCTAAGCCTAAGATAGATGCAAAGAGATTTGCTGAGGCTGTTAAGGCTATAGCTGATGGGAAGTTTACTGTAGATAAGTTAAAAGATAGCTTTGATCTTACAGATGTTCAGACTAATTCACTGCTTTTAATCCCTATGATATGAAAATTAGATGCTCAGCTATAGGTAAGATAATGACCTCTTCTAAAACTAAGGGTGAGGTGCTATCACAAACAACTAAGACGTATATCCAGGGCTTAGCCCTGGCACACGTTTATGGTATACGTAAAGAGTTTACTAGTAAGTATACTGATAAGGGCAATGAGTGTGAGGATATGTGCCTAAGCTTTGTAATGGATGTAATTGATAAAGGCTTCCTGTTTAAGAATGAGGAGAACTTTAGTAATGAATGGCTAACAGGTACTCCTGATGTAGTTACTGATCAGGTGCTAGTGGATGTAAAGAACTCATGGAGTGGATCTACTTTCCCTTGGTTTGATACTGAGTGCCCTAACAAGGATTACTACTACCAACTGCAGGGGTATATGTGGCTAACTGATAAGCAGGAAGCCCTACTGTGCTACTGTCTAACCAATACACCCCATGCCATAGTAGAGCAGGAGGTAAAAAGTGCACACTATAAGCTAGGGCTAATGGAGGAGAGCCTGGACTTAAGAGACCAGGTGCAAAAGCAGCACAGCTTTAATCATATCCCTGATGCTAAGAGAGTGAAGACCTTTGTAATACAAAGAGATGATGAGGTGATAGAACAGATCAAGGTGAGGGTAGAACAGTGCAGGGAGTATTTTAATGAATTAATAGCACAGTTATGAGTACAGCAGTAGAGTTTTTTTATAAGCATCTTAATAGTGAGCAATTAACTGCCAATGAAAAAATGAATGTTTATGGGTCTGCATTGATAATGGAGAAAGAAGATATGATTAACATCATTGAAAGCTATCATAACAATTTATTCTATGTGCCATTGAAAGATGGTGAAGCTGAAAGGATACTAGAATTAATACTAACAGGACAAATTAAATCAAAACAATTATGATACAAAGAGAAGAGTTTAAGGAGAAGGCTATACTAGTGGCTATGGAAGCACTAATGCTAAGCCAACAAGGGATAAGCCCCAACTATGTGGCTAAGAAAGCCCTAGAGTATGCAGAAGCTATCACACTAGAGGTGTGTGGTGAGGAGATTGTATGGCCTAGTGATAGGATCGTATGATTATCCTACTAACAATATTGCTTACCCCTGCAGTAGTGTGGGGGTGGGTAGTGACTATCAATTATTTATTAACAATTTTTAACAATGATTAACATGGAAACTAAGATTAACACAGGTGCTATCTTCAAAAATGATAAGAAGACAAGCGAAACTCACCCCGACTATAAGGGTAAGGTAAATGTAAACGGTAAAGATATGGAGGTAGCTCTATGGTTAAAAGAAAGCAAATCAGGTTTGAAGTACTTTAGTGCTACATTTCAAGAGCCATACGTGAAGCCTGAAGCTGCAATCGTAACTGATGAGCAGGATGATGATTTGCCATTCTAAATAATATTACTATATTTGGGCATGATATTACTAGCCCTTATACCATTAGCCTGGTGGTTTGTTAATTTTGAGCCCCTCCAAGCAACTATAGACTACTTTTTTAAGTATAACACAAAGTACCCAATAGCCATACATATACACTCTGCATTAGGATGTATTAAATGTGTGGCTTTTTGGCTTGCTTTAATTTGTACCTTTGATTTTATTTTAGCTTGTCAGGCTGCACTGCTTGCTTATATACTAGAGGAATGTTTACAGAAGCTGAGATAGAGATAGTGGATGCAATAGCTAAGATGCCTGATAGTACAAGGTATACTAAGCACTCTTGTATCAAATTATTTAAGATTAAAGAGAAGTACGAAGGTAAACAGCCTAGAGAATGCTTTTGTGCATCTGTTAGGAGGAGAATATGGTCCAAGGACTTTGAAACGTGGTATGAAAAAAGCCTTAGATCAGTACATTAGCAGCAACTATGCTGAGGTGAGGGCATACACTGCCTACTTTCTATCTAAGATGGGCAGCTACATAGACGCTGATACTGTCATAAATAACTCCTACCTACATGTAGTTAATATAGATGGTGATCCTGACAAGGTGAAAGGATACCTGCTGAACACAATTAAGTATCAGATCCTATGGTCCACATCAAAGAGCCACCGAGATGATAAGATAACAGCCATTGAGCACCCAAACACTGAGCCTGCAGATGATGATGACCTGGTGCATAAGCTGAGAGAGGATAGAGCCTACTCTTTTAACAAGGGATTAATAGAGATCTATCGTAATGAGATAACAGATAAGATACAGCTCATAGTATTTGAGGCATATATTGATAAGGGGTACATCACTAGTAGGGCAATGGCTATTTATTTCGGTATTACTCACACCTCAGCATACTATTTAATCAAAGAGTTAAAACAAAACATAAACAAATTACAATATAGGTATGAGACTGAGCCAAATTATTAGTATTTTTACTTTGCTATTTGCTCTCAGCTGTGGCTTCGCACTGTTTACATTAGATTATGTGTGGGCTAGTAGGGCAGCAGGTTTATGGGTAGTATTTTATTATGCATTTTTAATAACTAATGAACATGAAAACAAAGACTGAACACCTAGGTACGTACATCACTACCTACAATGGCAACTATGAGACCACAATAGAGGTCACAGAAGAGATGGCTAAGGACCATAAGTACTATAGCTCTATAGGTTTAGGTTACTTATTTGAAGAGAGCACTCCTAAGGCAAAGTATAAAGGGGTAGAAAACGAAGGCAAAAAAGAGAAAGATGCCGAGGCCTAAACTTATAGAAACTCCTGAGAAGTTAATGGAGATATTTGAGGCTTACAAAGCTCATTGTGCTGCTAATCCCAGGACTAAATGGGTGCTATCACAAAAGACTGCTGAGATGGTAGCAGAACCATTAAGGGTACCTTTGACTAATGAGGGCTTTGAGATATTCTGCTATAATAACTACAGTGATGTACACCATTATTTTGATAATACTGATAACAGATATTCTGAATATAGGACAGTCTGTTCACACATAAAGAAAGAGATCCGTAATGATCAGATCACAGGTGGAATGGTAGGACAGTTTAACCCATCCATAACTCAGCGTCTCAATGCATTAAAAGAGCATACAGATGTAACCAGTGGTGATGAGAAGATATCAGCTATCACTGTTACTATAGTTAAGTAGTAGTAGTAGTAGTATAATAATAATAATAACAATATACTCTCTGA